AGTTTGCTAAAAAACAAATTGCCCCTAAAGCAAAACCAGCGAGTAAATAATATGGCACAATTAAAACGTATGCGGTCAGATTTATATAATAAGTTTGATACTGAAGATAAAAAAAATTATGGTATTAGTATTGATTATCAATCTTCTAGAAGAGTAACTAAAAAACAATTTCAAGCAAGGCAAGGAATGCTAAAAAGTTTTGGTAGTTCAGAAAATGCTAGTATTAAAACATGGGAAGATAGAAACCGTGCTATTAAAGGTTCTAAATTAAGTAAGTAATGCAGTTACCTTATTCAGTTCCAGATTATAAAGGCATAGGTAAAAAAGAAGCTGAATCACGTATGAATCAGTCTTTTGCTTTATCATCTATGTTTAATAAAAAAAGAGTTATGTACCTTAAGAAAGCTAAACAAGCTACCGAAGAAGGTGCATACAAACATGCTGAAGCAATGCTAGCTAAAGCTAACTTATCTGAAAAAGATGCTATGAGATTCGGTGTTAAAGGTATAGGTTTCGGTAGAAGTTCTAAGTAACACCTGAGTGTCTATCTAAATAACCTTCTAACAGTTCTCTGTACGCTACCTTTGTACCCATAGACTGTCGTCCATCATATATATCATGATGCCACTTACACAATACAGCTGTATTATCTACATTATATTTACGTGCTTTGTTGCCACCCATACCTATATCTTTTAAGTGAGCTAACTCTAACCATTTGTTACTGTCACAATTTGCCCACTCACAGACGTTTCCAGCCCTTCTAAAGGCTTCTTCTCGTATCGGTGCTATATCACTCATCAATACTGTACATACTATATTTAAGTGTGATTTCTTCGTTAGCTTTAATAGGACGTAAAGGAAACAAATGATTAACATAAGTACCCTGCATACGTTTTACTTCGCAGTTAGGATTGTCGCTATGGTTTATGAATCCTCCTAAAGGTGTACGTATTACCTGTCCTTTGTCATCCATAAAGACATGCGTTACACCTATACTTGTTTCTAAATCACGTATAGCCCTGATAGTAAACAGACCTAGACCTTCTATCTTGCTAGGTTGTATAGTTAAATACTTAGGTAAGGGTCTGTATGTAGGTACATTATCCATATACTGTTAGGTATTTCCCTGAAGGCATGTCCCATGTTTGCATAATGTCGTTCCATCTAACTTTATTTTCTTTTGATGAACCTTCATATGCTACGTTTGATACCATCATAAACAGTTGCGTACTACATTTGCCATTGACTTTACCTATACTAGACTCAGCCATACCAAACAATTTGTCTATATAACGTAATGTATTTTGTGTAACTTCACCCATATCTTTAGCTGTCTTAGGTCTCATAGCAAACTCTATGTCTGGCATCTGCTCACCGTTAGCTACAGTTACACGTCTAGGACATAGCTTTGAGTTACGTATAGTTTTTATATCGTGTGATAATTTTACTTTTATATCAAGTGTTTCTCTATCTATAGTATATGATGCCCAGATAGGTACATCTTTATCTGTTAAACCTAGTAATCTTTTACCACCAAATTTATTTATAGTCTTAGCTAAATCTTTTTTACTTTGCTCCCAAGCTCTAAACTTTTCTCTATCACTTAGGTCTGTTGTTGCATCTCTAGCTTCTTTAGATGCAAATGCTTTAAATGTATTGCCCATAGTTATTCCTCCTCTAATCCTTCAAGATGAAAATTGTAATCTTTTACAAACTTTTCCATCAAGTATCTTAATGTTATTGTGTCTGGTGCTACGTTAAATGTATCACTGCCACATGCTTTACTAAATTGTTGCGCCCATACTTTCATGTATCTAGGGTGATTAAATATATTTAGTTTGTCTATATTAATTTTTTTATTCATCAAACATTTCCTTGTTAACCTCGTGTTCTAAATCATCTATACAACTAGGACAATATTTTATTTCGTCCCAAGTTGTAACATAACTTTTATTACAAAGTTCACATGTTAGATTTAATAAATTGTCTATATCTTTTTTGTGTTTCGTTAGTATTTTTTCGTATTGTCTATACATCATAGTTTCCTCCCCAACAATGTTTACTTGAGTTCCAGTGATGCCATCCATCATTGTAGATAAGCCAAGCTGCGTAACGTGTAGCAACTTCTGGATTTGTTCTCTTACCTATTATACTAAGCTTTTGTTTTAACCAAGACCAAGTGTTGTCATTAAATTGCCAGAGTCCAACGTCACTCGTACCGTCAGTGTTTTGTCCCACAACTGTAGGTCGTCCACTACTTTCGCAGAAGATAACCTTTGCAGCACGAACAACGTCTTCATCTTTAAAATAACTTTGTATTGTGGGTAACCATTGTTCTACACTGTACACCATATACTGTGTTTCTCGGCACTCACGATACGCAGTAAATTCAGCAGGTGTCGGTGCTGTTACCCACAGACACGCTGCTAAAATATATTCTATCATTAGCTAATGGTAGTTCTCGTAGGTACTTTAGTGCAGTAGTAACTGACTAAGCCCTTTGTTTTTGTTTTAAGTGTTGTAATTTCATAACCTTCTTGTCGTAGGTTAAAGAGTATTCCGCCAAATCTATGGCAATATAACTCTCTTACAAACTCCCAGTTAGTTATAGGGTCTGAGTTTTGAAACTCCTCTAACGCCCATGCAACTAATTGTGTTTTACTTTTTACATATGCGGGTACAAGTGTACCTCTAAATGCACTAGGTATCATAATTATCCTTTCTTTAGTATGGTGTTGGTAAGTCATCGCCAGCATTGTTTGGTGCTGTCTCGACTTCCCCATCTAAGTTCCACTCTTTAGGTAGGTCTGAGTTATCAAGCCACCAAGACTTACGCCATTTACCACTATGTCCTCCGCATATTACAGGGTCATTAGTACTACAAGTAAAGTCTGGACTTTTCTCTGACCGTTTACTGTTACGGTTATCGTACACCATTTGTTTACAGAAAGGACATGTAAGGTCATCTCTGTATTTGTTTTGTTTTTCCATCTTTTTAACTACGCCTCCTAGCATGTCACCAGCTGGTTGTACACCTGGCTCTGTACTATCTTTTACTTCAAGTCCTACTGCACCTAGCTTTTCTTCTATTGACATCATATCAAAAGATTCTTGCGTAACAACAGTAGGCATATCAACAAGTTTTTCTATGTAAACAAAATACATATCTAACTGTTCATCTGTCCATGTTGTTTTATCTGCAGGTAACTTCTTTAATTGTGCATACTGATTTGCAGAACCAAGTATCTTGTTAAGAGTCTCTGGTGATTCTACATTAGCAGTAATACCTTGCACTGTTTCTGCTATAAACTGTACATCTTGACTCATGCTTCAGTACCTAAGATACTGTCCATGATTGCAGCAGCTGCAGCTTTATCTTCTTTAGACATTTTGTTTTCTTTTAAACGCATATCTACTTTGGTAACTTCTACCATAGCATCTTTGTCTGCTTGCTCTTGTGTGTAACCATCAGGTGCAATAGATGTAGCTTCTTCTTCTGTCTGTTTACTACCAGACCATAGCTCTACACCTAGACCGAACCGCATACATGCACGTTTGAATGCATCAGACTCTGCGTCTTTAAGATTGTTACCGTCATTAAACTTAGCATTGCCAAGCTTAAAGGTATCAACATCTCCGAAGCCATCGTAACTACCCATACCTTCTATGGTTATAGTACCTTTAGCACCGACTATTCTTTTCTCTCCGTTGTGTGTACCGTATACAGGTTTACACTTCCAGGAGTATGTTACACCACTATCACGTAGTCTTTCTACATAATTAGCGTGTGGTACATAGTCCCCGAACTTACCAGCAGGTGCTTTTTTTACTAGCTCCTGTGGAAATGGGGATAACAAGTCAACGTTATTATTCATAACTGTCCTTTCTTTTACTACTTTCTGCCGAAAGCATAAGCCCGAGGCAGAAAGAAGTTTCTATTCTTCTTCTGTATTCAAGTCTACTAGCTTCGCAATGTTAGTTATACCACGTTCAAGAGGTATTAACTTTACGTCACCTTGGTCATTAGTAAGTATAACTTGCGGTCTATCACCTAGACCAGAGTATTCTATACTCGTTAACTTCCATTTAGACTTGACAATTAAGTTAGCCATATACTTATTATACTCATGCATCTTCTAAATTTACAAGGTATTCAGCAGTTACGCCTTGACCTGGCTTAGCAAACAACAAGTACTGGCATGGTCTACCCATACTAGCAAGCTGTTCTTGTGCATAAGTGTTGTAGCTTTCAGTACTACCATTAACCCACAAGCGTATGTCATTAACGTACATTGTTGTAGGTGTATGAAAGTGTCCAGCTATAGCGTAATCAAAGTCAGGCATTAACTTAGCTGCTGCTAATGCTTTCCAACCTAATAGTTTCTTACCAAAACCATACCATGGAAATCCACCATGACCTCTTACATTGTCACCATGCCATACAAAGAACCTACATTTTTTACCAAGGTCTGCAATACCAAACCAATGTTCGTCTCCTGTAGGTATCTGCCATGTTATACGTTTCTCATTGTCATATATCATTGACATAATTTTGCCTAGCATTCTATCGCTATTACTGTCTGGGTGATAATCTTTTCTAGCTCTACCACCTAAGCTACCATGATTGCCTATTACCCATGTAACATCTACTTCCTCAAAATTAGCAAGTAATATGTCAAAGAACTTTGTCAAGATTCTAGGACCATCTACTGTCACTTGGTTGTATAGACTCGCATCTATTAAGTGTGATTGACCTGGGAAGATTAGTTCACCTTCGACTATGTCACCAGCAACTAACACAGCACACTTCTTTACTGTGTGTGCATGTCGTTGCAAGTTTGTCAAGGTTACAATCTTATTAGCGTATTCAATGACACGTGCCTCTGCTACCTCTGTGCTATAATCTGGTGTTACTTTTGCAAGTTGTACATCAGACAATATAGCAACAGCTATTTCTTCAGTTTTATTTTTCTTAGAAATTGTAGGCTTAGGTATCTTAGGCTTATCCCACGTCCGTAAGTTGGTATGTACTGCCTCTAATAAAGCTTCAATTAAATCTGCTTTTTTATTCTTAGCTTTATCTAGTTGTTTTAATAAACGTAGGTTATCTGCTTTAAGTTGCTGTATCTTAGTTGACTCAGCTTCAGCAAGTAATTCATCTATGTCTATCTTTTTTTTATTCGGCATTTTCTACCAGATTTGTAAAGTGATTCCTAACTGCAGATTCACTTATCTTAATACCATACTGTTCACGTAATAATCTGTGTACTACGTATGGTTTTAATTGACGACCAGCAAGTACTCTCTGTTCACAACCTTCCCAAAAGGGCATGGCTTCTTCTGTGATTCTGTTAGTAATCTTGCTTACTTTACCTGTTTCTGCTTCCTGAAGAAGCTTATCTATATCATTCATAGTATTCATTATACTCACAGTATTGTATTTAAGTATGTATTTAGTTTCGTGATACGCTTCTCAGGCATTCCCTCACTGTTTCGCGTGCCATGGATAGGCACACTCACAGCTCCGTCTGCCTACGAGCGTGTCACTAATTTTAGGTAAGTGAAGGAGTGTTCACTATAGGTTGATTGTTGACATCATTGAATACCTTGTTCGTAGTTCTCCTACGACTCTAGTCTCCTTCTAATAAAGGTTTAACAGAGAGAAAGGAGGTCTCTGCACCCTTGCGGGTTGACCTTATATCCTTACCACTCTATCACATGTTCAATTTAAGTCCATGTTCCTTTACTTCTTCTATGTCTTTAAGATTTATAATATTGTATTTCTTAACTAACTTATTTACATCAGCCATTAAATTAAAGCCAGATGTATCACCATGCGCACCAAACACATGCATGTCTGATACCCATATTCTTCTAGCTGGTTGTGTACCTAGCCACTCTAAAGCTGGACCGTCTACAACATTACCAAAACCTGAATGTCTATCTAAATACTTTTCAGTTACACGTTTACCATTCTTAGCAATGATACGTAAGTTACCTATGTCACCAGTACCATTGTACATAGCAATAGTAACTGCAGGTAATAGCTGCATAATTTCTAAGATATCTTGACCATCAAATGACATAGAACCTGAAGCATCAATAAGTATTGTGCCACCAAGTGCTGTCATTTTTTGTTTGAATATCTTTTTATCTATACAGTATCTACTAATATATTTTGGATTGTAACCAAAGTCAGATGGTCTGTATGCTCTACCATTTTTAAGTCTACCTTGCAAATTAACAGACAAAGGTGGTTTATGTGTAAACATTTCACCCCATTGACCTGTACCTTGACTACTGTTATACAACATTTCAGCTATATCGTTTCTTGTACGTTGTTGTAAAGAACCACCACCTAACTCATTAGATTCTTGAGCTTCACCTTCACCTTCATCCATACCAGGTGCGGTATGTTTTGGTTTAGGTTTGTACACTTCATCATGCTCAGGTTCATCTCTGAACATATCTAATATTAGACTTAATTGTTCTGCATACTTTTGTACTTTACGATAGCTAATTGTCTGACCGTAACCATGATTAGTAATACTTTGAAAGAATCTAGTGATAGTTCTTTCTGCATAAATAATCTGTTGTTTACGGTAATCAGTAACTGTATCATCATCTCTTATCATGGCAAAACAAGATGACATTACAACCCATTCATCATTGTATTTATAACTAGCATACCTACGGTTAGTATCATTGTCTGGTACTTTCCATTTGCTAGCTAAACCCATAAGTATTATTTCTGCAATACCTGATTCATAAACTAACTTCATAGTTTTTTGTTGTAATGTACCTAAACATTGTGATGGCTCAGATAATGCAAGTTTGTTCTCGTATAAAAGATGGTTAACTCTAACTTCTTCTAGTACATGAACAGCTTCTGCACGTACACCAGGCTTTAGCTTACCCATAGTTTTAGGACTCCACTTGGCATGACCAAGTTCATGTCTACGTATCATACGACTATGATTGATACCACATTCCGAACACTCTCTGTCGAGTGGAACTGTCATCTGTCTGTTGAGATTATCTGTAGAACCTTCGGGACTATTGTTAATAGTACCTACTACTTCCCACTTCTCACCAGTAACAATTTCTGGATATGGATAAGCTTTGCTGTTAGGCACGAGCTAATGTAACAGCATCTATTAATTCTTCTGCTTTGTCTGCAAAGATTAACTTAGCTGCTTGTTCAGGTGTGAAACCTTTACCTTGTAGTGCAAAGAACTCTGTCCATGCACGTACTGAAATACGTTCCTCATCATCTTCTACCATTGTTGTGTCATTGATTACACCGTGCCACTCATCTGGAAACTGTTCCATTGCTTTAGGGTGTATACTGTCAACATATATTTTTACAGGGAATCTATCTTTTAACGCTAGTGGCAATGACTCAGGTGGACTGTTCGTAGTAGCTACGACTTGAAAGCCTTCAGCTGGACGTACTGTCTCCTTAGTATCATTGTTCAATGTCAACATTGCTATGTCTTGGTCATCAAGAATAGCGTGTAGAAATGTCATAGCATCTGGTGAAGCATGGTCTATCTCGTTGATAACCAATCTACCACCATTACGCCATGCTTGAATAGCAATACCATCATGCCATTCAAAGCCACCGTCTTTAGCAGGCTTATAGAAACCTTCTAAGTTAGCAGCTGCCGTATCTTCTGTCATAGTAATCTGATAAACATTAGCTTTACCGTCCATATCTAATGGAGTGCTTTGCTTAACAGCACTGTATGTTTTACCTGTACCTGGTGGACCGTATAGTAATGTTCTACGTGTCTTACCTAGCACAGATGATATCATCTTCCAACAATCATTGTTGCTCATAGTATCTCCTCTTTATAGTTAGGGACAAACCGACAATATATATCTATCTGTCCAGTTTTATTTCTTCTTTGTTGTATCTCAAACTTACCTTTGTCTGATAAGTGTGCAATATTACGCTGAGTCATAGACTCAATGTTTGCTTTAACACCACTAATCCACTTGTCTTTAGTAGATATAATGAACCATTGTTCTGGTGATGATAAAAGTATTCTTACTTTGTCATCTGTTAATAGACTAGGTTGTTTACCTTTTCTATTTAGATATGGTTCAGGTGGTGTAGCAGCTTGCATTCCTTCAGGCATCATTGTCTTGCTCCTTTAGGAAGTCTTCTGCATCATCGCCAATATGTGTAGCATGATGCATAACATTATCAACAGTCATGTCAATAAGTTTATCTTCGTCATCTACTCTATTAGCTTGAATAGATGTTGGTTGCATAGCTAACCAATTTTGAAATAACCCAATCTCTACTGCTTGCTCATATATATCTTCTATATCTTGTCGCGTATATGTATCTTTCTCTAGATACATTGGATTACTATTAATGTAATCAGCCATAGTTTCTGCACGTGCATGAGTTACTATTTCCATGCCACGATTAACAGCATTAATTAAACTATCTGCCCATACTTCAACACGATATATCATATGTCTACCGTCATTGTCGTCTGGTATAAACGTTTTGTCATTAACACTGTCATCAGCCATATAGTTAGCAACAATATAATACTTATGCATATCGCGCTTTCTACTGGACAATCCTATTACTTCCATTATATTTCCTTTCTTTTATAGTCGACTTCTCTCGAACCTCTTGGCAGAGAGAGAAGGAGACATGACTGAGTGGTATGTCGTAGGGCAACGATGTAACTCAGTCACACTCCAATAGCTACGTACGTGTAGCTTGTAACACACCTTCATAGTTTCTTCGCCTAAGCTACTACTTACTATTACTACTATGTGCTACAAGCTACTCACAGAATCACTTGCGTGACTTTGGGCTATGCTGTGAATAGCTAGCGTTAGTTAATCTACTAGACTTGATAGTCCTGATATGCTAAACATACTTGGTTTATAAGATTTAAATTCTATATCACCATCGTTGTCTACATTACTTACCATCATATCTATCTGTGCAATAGCGTCTTCCATTGTTACGTCACCATTAAAGGTAAAGTCAACTGATAATATATTCTCATCACGCCTTGCGTTACTATCTACATATTTGTATGTCATAGTTTCTCCTTATTATTTTTGTGCTATATACATAGATATAAATAAAAACGCTATTGGAATTATTACACCTACTAACATAACTTCTGTTGTTAATTCACTCATTATCTACCAAATTGTTTAATCATATTTACAAATGAGTTAGTATGTTCTTGTTCTACCATACCAAAGTTTTCTATTGGATAATCTGTTCGGTGTGGTTCGGGTAAATCATACTCAAACTCATCAAGAAACTTATTAACTATCTCTACTTTATATGTCTCTGCTATGTGTTGTAATAATAAAAATGGTTCACCCCATGCAGTTTGAAATGTAAGAACAATACTTTTATCGTCTTTACTTATTATTTCAGTGTCTCTGTCACCCCATTTAGTACCCCAGTTAAGATACTGCCAGTCAATAGAGTTAGTACATTTATATTTTTCTTTTAACTCATCAAGTTTCATATCTAATACTGGACGTCTAGTACCGTCATCATCTTCATACCAATTTCTATATCTAACATCATCAATAGTTATTGAACCACTATGTATATCTGTTAATTCTGAAGGTGTTGGCATTGTATTAGCTAAATAAAATACACCTTCGTTAATAGTTATATCATCATATAATTCATCTAAACTATTTTTATCTCCTGTAATTACTGCGTTATTTGTTACCCAATTAGGCATTATTCCTCCTCGTTTATAGTTTCTTTATTGATTTGATATAAGAATGCCTCAAGTATCATTGCACTGTGTGAACGTAACTCATCACGCACTCTATCATTTTTACTCCAGTTAAGTAAGTCTCTTATTAACCATAAGATTATCCTCGTTAACTGTTTGTTGTTTAATAATTGTAATTTTTCTATAGCTTTATCCATTGTATCCTTTCTTAGACAGCTTCGTGCTGAACCCGTGAGAGCGAAGCACGAAGTCTATCTTATCTTTTAATTAAAAGGGTGAATCTTCAAAGATAAACTTTGACGCTGTTATATTTAATGCGTCTAAGTCACTTGCTATCTTTGCGTCAACTAATCCCTCATGGTATGCAGTTATTGCATTTTCAATCATCGTGTTTAGTTTATTAATTTCTGCAGCATTTAATATAGGTTTGATTATATCTAATGCATTTTTAATTTCGATTATGTTATCCATAATATTCCTTTCATAGTGTTATCTAGTATACATACATGCCTGACTTAACAGACATGTATATAATATTTATCTTGAGCAATTACATATATGATTATGTACTTTGTTTATACAATAACTCATCTGAATGCCAATCGCATTTGTGTTAACTTACTTAATGGTCTACGAGATACTTCCCATAGGTCTTGTCCATTCATATATGCTTGGTTAGCACAGTCAACGTAATGAATGTTAAGTGGATACTTAATTAGTTCTCCACTACTATCTCGTTTCGTACCTGGTTTATAGTATGCGTCTTTATGAAAGATTATAGGGTACGTACATACTCTACATATTTTCTTAGTTTTAAATTTAGTCATAACTTAATTCCTTTCTATTGACTAATTACTTTATAGTAAGAACATATTATTTCTTTACGCCTCTTTCTGCGATATGTTCTATAGTATCTACCAAAGGGGTTGATAGATACTAACAACATATAGTTGTTTAGAAGTTAGCTTCTTCAGCTTCCATAACCTCTACTTCTACAACCTCAGCTACATTAACTTCGGTCTTAGGACCTTTGTAATATAGTGATGTTGGGCTTTGGTTATGTAACTCGAGCAGTTGCTTTTCAGCATCGTATTTTTGTTGTAACAAAGCCGCAACTGTTGGCTCTGTTTTATCTAAGTGTAACCACATAGTGTTAGTAGTTTTCTTAGTTTTGCTGTATCTAGGCATAGCTGGTTGTAATCTATCCTCAAATGGTAGTTCTTTACCAGTCACGCCACATATAGGTGTTACCCATTCTCTTGTAGTTGCCATAATAATAACCTCCTTTTATTATTGTTAATTTGTTATTTATAGCTGATATATACATTTTATATATATCTAGAGTCTTTCTGACCCCGTGGGTCGGAAGAAAGACTTTGAGATATATACAACTCATATGTTCATTATGTGACAAACCTCGCAATAGATAACGCTATTTTTATTTGGGTGGTCATTAGAACAAGTGTATTTATTAGGCATAGTATCTCCTTAACATAATATAGAATCAGACGTTCTGACTCTATGAGTCGGAAGAACGTCTTATGCTTTAGTGTGTAGTTATATATAGATTACATATCCTTACAAGGGAACTTAAAGTAACCATATATCTCTTTAAATTAAAGCATCTAGTATTCATACCTTCTGACTCTGTGAGTCGGAAGAAGGTATGTATACAAGAAGATATATTTTTCTATAAGCTTCTGTAATTATGTACCTATTACAAGTGTATGACTAGCATATGTCAATCTTAGGTCTTACTATATAGTACGTATGTCTAGAAATATATGCTGGTAATTCAGAAGAAACCCTGTCCGTATAGGCGTTAGCGGGCATTAGGGGTAAATGTTTGACTTAACATGTTTTAATGTCCCTGGGTACTGCCTTTGTCTTTCTAGTGTACTGTCTTGCCAGTCAGCAGCTTTCCGCATCCCGATTGCAACTTCACCTGTAACAAAATACTTGTGTTAAGTGTTTGTAATATTTAGAACTATAACATATAATTCTCACTATACAAACATCTAATGAAAGATAGTGAAATATGGTAGATACTACCAATAATGTAATCTGCATAGCAGAGGGCTGTCGAAAGAAACTTAAGGGCAAGCAACGCAAATTCTGCTCTCCTACTTGCCAAAAACGACAGTTTGCTAGAGACAAATACTATAACAAAGAAGATGACATAAAACCTATCAATATAGATAGAAAATCAGACGATGGCGACTATGCTAGTGTTAGAAGGGGTCAGTATTATCGAGCTTTCGTAAGCGAAGGAATAGCTGACCAAGTTGCAACAGGCGACATGACGGTAGCTGACGCAGCTTCCATGCTAGGTTGCACGTCTGCTACTGTCTCTCGCATGCTCGCTGCCTACAAGATAGACAGTAGAAATGAGATAGCTGCAGAAGATTGGGAGTTATCAGAGGATGCCAAAGACGCATTAGAAAATTTCGCTACCTTCCGACAAAAATACTTCCGAACCGAACTAGGTAAACAGTATGACACCGCGCCTTTTCATACTAACTGGATAAATAACATTATAGATAGTATAGAAAACGGTAAAGAGTTACTTATCTTAAGCCCCCCTAGACATGGAAAGACAGAACTGTTAATACATTTTGCTGTGTATCAGATATGTAAGAATCCAAACACACGTATCATGTGGGTAGGTGGGAACGAAGATATAGCTAAGAATGCCCTTAGCGCAGTCCTAGACGTGCTTGACAC